AACATGGTGCGACACTCTATGTCAATGCAACAGGAACACCAGAACAAGGTGAAAATTTGGTAACAGAAACTCGCAAGTATGGTACTCCCGATCTACACCCCGAAGGTTACGATATTGTAACTGACTTGCTTATTGGTATTGCATGCCGTCAAGTTGACCGACTTGCTAATGAAACATGTGAACTCGACGTTATGATTATCGCAGAACCTAAGAAAATCACACAAAAAGATTTGACTCAAATGCTCACACAGGCTCAAGACCTCTGAGGTGTTCCACTTGGGACGCAAACGAACTAAAGAGGAGGCTCTTGAACGTCTTATGGATGTTCCAGATGCACCAGGGCTAAAAGGGAAAGTTGCAACGGTAAATCGTTTCGCTCGACTTGGAGCCGCTGGCCTTATCATGCTTGACCCATTAAACCGACTAGCAGATGACTTCATTACCATTCCAATGCCAATGATTGCAATACCTGCTCATGAATCTCATTTACTAAGTCGATCTCCATCGATGCAAATATACATTCGTGCAGGTGAAACAATTGTACCTACTGGCGGCAATGTACAGGACTTCGAGCAAGGCGTTGCTGAAACTCAGGCTCTAGAGGCTGTGAGCGAAGCACCAGTGCGTAAAAAGCGTAAGACAGCACGTCAAAGAGCATATGGTAAGGCTTTCAAGAAAATAGCGCCCAAGTACAAACTAAAAAACGGTAAGTGGAAAAAAGACGGTTTCAAGCGTTGTGTTAAGGAAGCGCATAGACTCGCTGGAGGGAAGAAGTGATGGCTCTTAGTATAATTAAAGAAACAATTGAACTTGAGTCGATTAAAACTGATGGAGATGGAAATGCGTTTATTACGAAAAAGATAAACCTTCAGTCTGGTCAAATGCACTCTTTGTTGCAGGTGGATATGTTTCAAGATAGATTTCCAACATTCGACCAAACCGCACCACAACTTGCTAACATGGAAATTGTCATAACTGCTTACCCATCAATTCCAACAGACATGAACTTTTCACCGTTAGAAGTTAATTCATATGTTGCAGCTGGAGATGATTCTGTTATGTTCAAATTGCATAGGCAAGTTTACGATCTTCAAAGAGTTTCAAGTTTTCAAGTTGGAAGTGAAGAACAATTTCCTAGTAAAGAGATTGCCGCACAGAATAAAACATTCTTTTACACAGACCATGTATATATCAACATGATATGGAGAGGGGCTTTAATTACAGAATATCAAAATCTTGCATATTCGTTTTTGATGGTTTTAGATAGCAAAAAAGTACCTGCTTTAACTCATTCTTTAGGTGTAATGGCGGAATCTCATGATGCAATGTGTGCGGCGATTATGTCGAATGGACGTATGACGAGCCTTCCAGTGTTGAGAGGGAACACGTTCCCACTGTGGAGATTTGGTGGTATTCGTCCTGAGCACATGATTACACCTACTGCGACAAACGCATATTTCCTTCCAGTTAATACTAGGGATGCGGAATCAATGTCAACAACCCCCCAAATTCGTCAAGCAGTAGCAGATGCACGAGCAATGAGTGCATATGACTCGCCGTTTGGAGATCGTAGACCAGATTGGTTGCGATTAAATTTGAATTCTGGAGTGGTATCTGGCGCAGTTCGTGATCAATGGCCACCAATCAAACATGCTGACAACGGCAATGTATTATGTCTCTAGGTGATAACATGGAAAAAGAAAACCCAATTGAAGAAAAGAAAACCCCAACTACAAAGTTTGCTGAATGGCTAATGGCTCGAGCTGAAAAGAAAGAAGCAAAAGAAACATCTTTGGAATCATTGATGAAGTTCAACGTCTTTCTTTCAATTGCTACATTGGTTACGGTTGCTGGAGCAACTGTTGCAGACTATGTTCTGATGGCTTGGCTTTGGATTTAATTAACACGATCTACAATATCCAGAGAATGGATTGCAGTCGTCGCACGTACACATTGTTGTCGAATAGAATATTTCATCGCAGTTAATGCATTGCCACCAAGGACCCTGAGGTCCTTCGTATTGTTCAAGAGGCAACAACCAGTCAAATGTAATTTCCTTAGTAATCCAATCGTAATTAAAATAGAATCCGCAAGTCATTCGTCCTCAACCTTCCATTCTTCAGCAAGATCAACATGAGTTGCTTCAAGCCATGCGACCCAACACCAGTACAATTTAGCCATGACCATGTCAACATGTTCTGCAGGCCAATCTTTTGTTGGTCCGCGTACATCTGCCCAGTAATCATTCATGATTGCTTTCATCAAAGTTAGTGGTCCTGATCCTGCAACTTGCGTCGGATACGATTCCATCTTCTCTGCCCAGGCTATGTTGTGTTCGCCCAGATATTCTTCACCAAGTTTACTCCACTGATCGTGCGACTTAATCATTCTAAATCAACACCCAACGTTTCACAATGTTCTTCAATCATAAAGAAAAGTTCTATGATTAAACTTGCATCTGGAAGTTGTTCTGGACATCCACAGTCTTGAAGCAAATGATACATGCTTTGTATGAATCGAACATGTTCTGCCATTTACTCGTCCTCCTTGTTAATGTAATCAGCAAGGATCCGTTGTTTCATTGCCATGGTCATGACTGCGTCATAACCAAGCATCTCGATGCAAGATGAGATAACTTGACTTATCTTTGCACCTCCTTGCTTGCACTTCTGAAGGACAGCATCAGCCCCGTTGCTTACGGTTATGGAGTATTGGTTCGCCATGTTCAACCCTAAATAATAATGTTATTTATACCTAGCCCAAAAAAAATCTGCAAGCAGAATAATATAGCGGGGGCTATACCATAGGGTTGGAGGTCGGGAGGTGGTGGTGCGAAGATTTGCTCGCTACGCTCGCCAAGATAGGACTGCAAGTCCTGAAAGGCACGTTAATAAGCCTCATTCACTTAGTAAGTGTTGGAGGAAGCAAGTAGGAACGTTCTGGATCGTCATACGTCTGATAACTACTTGCGACCTCCACCCCAAAAAAAGAGATGATTTACTATGGCAAAAGGCTCAAACGACGTAATTTTAAGAGACAGACTACAATTTGACATTGACAATAATGGAAATACAGCATTGGTATACGGACGAGTTGACATGTCTGATTATGTTTCAATTGTTGAAAACCGTGGCTTGGCCATTAAAGAGATTCGATTTCAACTTCGACGCCCATCTCAAACATTAGGTAATTGGCCTCAAGTTATGCTTGAAGACAATATTGCTGGTACAGCCGAAGCATACGTCAAGGTTTTCGCATCCACAACAGCATACGAACTGGTATCTGATGTCGGGATCGGATCGCCAAATGTTGTCTGCATTGAAGAACATGGTGCGACACTCTATGTCAATGCAACAGGAACACCAGAACAAGGTGAAAATTTGGTAACAGAAACTCGCAAGTATGGTACTCCCGATCTACACCCCGAAGGTTACGATATTGTAACTG